CTGAGAAACCATTTCAATAATGCTTCCCTCAATATGAGTCATTGCTCCGCCAACTGAAGCAACACCCGAACTTTTTAAGACGCTTTCGAAACCGCCATAAATTTTTGCAGCATTAGCGGCTGCAATATTTACATCCACTCCACTTAAGTGCGCAAGTAAACCAGCTAAGTGTAATCCAGCTGCAGATTTAATCCTAGTATCAGTAGCTGATGCCATTTGAATGGCATCAGCTGATATAATCTCCAGACCACCACATTCAATTCTTAGTTTGCCATTTACACGAAGATACATATCAGAATCAACAGTCTCATACTTTTCTCCGTTGACATAACTACGATGATCGCCCATAGTTACATCATATCGACTCTTTTGAGATTTAATTTTTGTATGTCCTTCAGGAAGAAACTCTAGGGTTGATCCAGTTCTATGAGATAATTGAACACGCTCATAACCTTCTGTATCATCCATCTCAAATGCATGACCTGATTCAGTTTCTGTTACATTATTAAATGGGTATTGAGCGTTATAAGAAGGATATGGCTCATCCCAAGTAATACCTCTGGCAGTTTGAATATCTGGAACTCTAGTTTTTCGTTGGATATCAATTGCTGTATTTGCAATTGAATTTGGTTCTATACCTCCATAAAAACCATCAACATTAGATCTAGTAGGTCTTGATAATCTAGATACTGTTGGCTCATTCAAAACTGCAGGATTTCTTTTTGCGATATCGTTAAGAATGTTTATGCCTCTACTATCCCTTTTTATACTAAATTGCTTTATTTTTCTTGGAAAATCTTGCGCCGCCTTTTCAGCATCAGTATATGGATCTGTAAATCCAGCATTATTTTGTCTAATTTCTTGCGGAATACCAGGAACAGTTCCAATTATGATTGGATATTCTCCATGGGAACCATCAGCAAAAAAACCAAATACCATAGTTCCTTCAGCTGGTGCTTGAACAGACTTTACACCATATGGAATAATTGGATGAGCCCATGGAAGCTTGTCGATCGGCAGTTGATTGATATCATCTGTATGCCAACCAAAGCATCTAACTTGACATCTACCAATTTCTAGTGGATCTAATCGATTTTCAACAACACCAAACCACCAAACAAAATTATTTAATCCTAAAAAATCTTGGCTATTCATTGTTTTTGCGCTAATTTATACTGTTGATTTTCTGCAGACAAATCTAATGGTGCAGAAACTGAGTTTTTAGACAACTCCATTTCAGTCTGTAACGATCCAGGAGTTATAACATGACGGACTGCAGTAATCAAATATTTTCCTGAGTAGTATGGATCTGTAACTCTTTCGTTTTGAAAGTTAGAAGTAAATGCTGGTAAAGTAAAATCAATTGTATATCCAGCAGAATATTGCGGATTTCCTGGAACAATACAATGTATTTCTGTATTATTTATTAGATCTATTTGCATCATTCTTTGTGCTAATGTTTCTTCGACATGAGAATCTCGAGATCTTACTCTTTTTGAAACGAAATATTCAGAGTTAGTTCTATCTTTATTTGTTAACCAATATTTTATGTTTGAATCATATTCTTGGTAAAGAGCTTTATTATTTCTATTGGTTGCGTTGTTGAATGGGAAATATCCATCAATCATAACACCAGCATTTAATTGATTTAATAATGATACGCTATGTTTGGTGTATTTTTGCGTAATCAAATCTAATGTATGTAATTTACAAGAATATGATCCATTCTTAACGTTTTTATTCACGTCAAAACATTTATTAAACTTAAACGTATTAACATCTGTAGAATTTAAAAATGGACCTTCATCAAGTTCAGCTGTAAATTTGGCTGTATTATACTTTACCGCTGCAACAATATCTCTGTTGTATAATGTTTCTAGAGAAAGTAAATTGAATCCATCTTTATTTTCAAAAAATAAAAAGGGAGATAATGACTGACTAAATGATTGTGAAGCAAGATAGTTAATCGCATCAAGTGGTTTTTGATTTGTTAAAACAAATTCATTACAACCAAATGAATTTTCAAAATCAGCTATCTTCGACACTCTAGTCTTTAAATCGAAAACACAAATATTAAAAATATAGTCAGATGCATTCGCTCCACTTAATGCCTTAGAGATAGTTTGTTGATTTGAGAAAATCATTTCCTCTGAACAAAAATGCAAAACATAAGTTTGATCTTGGCTGTTTGGAGATTTTTGTCTGTCTGTAACTTTGAACACTCTAAAGGTTTTGGTATATCTTTTTTCTCTTGATGTTTCACCTGGTCGACCAAAAGTGATGTATAGATATTCATTGCCGTGGATGGCAAGATCCATAAACATACCAACACCGTCTCTAATATTAATTGTGCCAGTAATCACTGGTTGGAATATGTCTTCGAAGATGTTGATTGCATTAAACAATCTTTCTTTATCTAAGTCTCTTGTCTTACCATTTGAGCCGATCAGTTTTAACTCAAGAATGATAATATCACGAGAAGAACCAACATTATTAACTACATCAACCATTTAGTATATTTTCCAATTCTAATAATACTGCTGAAAGATATTCTTTTTTTAAAATTTTAATTTCCCTATTTGTTTCATTTATTAATTCTTCATGCTCATAAACATACACAGGTTTGTATGTTGAGACTGTTGTTAATGTTGCAGTTATTTTGCTGTTTGCATTTGAATTATTTGCATAAAAAGTCACATTACTTGTAACAGGATTGTTAATAGTATTTGTTGTAATGGTGTTTGAGGTGTAATCAAATTGATCCAATGTGACCACTGTATTTGTTGTTGCAACAGTTGTTGCACCATCAACTTCTGATAGTGTTTGTTTAACTTCTAAAATATAATGATGTATAGTGGCATAAGCATTTGCGATACTAGTATAGTTATATTGTTTTATGAGTCTTCGTTCAAATGAATCTCTTGGCAGCGGCAAATTAAATAATGGGTCATCTAATTGATTGACCATTGTAATTATCCAATGATATTTCACATCCCCATATACCTTAAACGATATAATTTCTGGTGTATCTAAATCTTCACATTGATATTTGTAAAATGCTAACGCATTATTTAACACACTATCGTTAAATCTAAATCTTTTAAAAATATTTGTGACTGTTTTGATTGAAGAATTAGATGTGAAATCAAATCCATATAAAGTCTTTGGAAATTGGCTAAAGAACATCAGAATCCCTCTTGTATTGCATCTCTGTCGATGAACACAGTTTCTCTAAATTTTAATGATAATCTAATTGCTACAGGCGCACCATCATAAAATGTGGAGAATACACCATTCTCAGTATAATCGATTGATACATCTTCTAACACACATTTTTTAGTTCTAAATAAAAATTGATTTCTGGAATTATTCGCATCATAAAATTCCAGTTCAAATTGAGCAGGCGGAATAAAATATCTACCGCCAGTTTCTTTGGGAATTTGCGGTGCAGAATAATATTTTAAATTTTTAATAATAGATAATATTGTTCCAGATTCTGCTTGGTTTCTTGGAATCAATCTAAAGTCCATTACGAATTGTCTAAAATCTGGATTAGAATAAATCATTTCCATTTGAGGATTAATAACTCTTCCAGTTGTCGCAAACAATCCAGCAGCAGTAAACTTTTCTGTAGTTCCTACCAATTTTTCTGAAATTCTACCTGCCGCTTCCATTATATATGGGTCTTGCCCTGCGCCACCTTTCGTAGAACCTAATGCTTGCGCAATTAAGCCGTAGTTACCTGTTTCTGCAGTTAACGAGATTTCATCATATCTGTTTGAATATGAGACTGCTAATGTTTCAGGCATCAATAAGGCTATAGCTCTATCAAGCTGTTGTAGGTTTCTTTTTAATGCAAACTGCGAGATAAGTTCCTTTGATCTAGTTCCTGCACCAGTAAATCCAGCAGAATTACCGAGTGCATTGATGGCACCTTCAACTGCCTCACCGCCGAAATTGGCTGCTGTAGCTCCAGCTGCAGCCCCAGCAGCAGTAGTAGCAGCACCAGCAACAACTGCTGGAACGACGCCTCTACGACCCAAAGCTAATAATGCTAATCCAGCAGCATTAACAGCTGCTCCAGAGGTAGCTACAGCCCCACCAACTGATCCTATTAATGTTGCGTTATTTGCCAACACTCCTGCAGCACCAGCGGCGCCATTAAATAATGATTGCGAACTTAAATCTTGCCTTGGAACTGCACCCGTTTGAGTCTCGAATATCTTAATCAAAACATAAGGAACTGGAGCATTTTCTATATCTAATGGAAATTTTAATACAGTAAGATCTGATCTGTTTAAGTTTTTTATAGGTTGCGCGGCACTAACATTGTTAGTTGATGTGGTTTCATTTCCAGTCGACCTTGCTGCATCAACAGCATTTTTCATAGCCTGATCGATAGAAACAAACGTAGCTGTTGTTGCAGCTGCAGCACCTACGGCTGCAGCAGCTTTTTGCGCATTTCTATTAGTTCCGATATTTCTAAAAAAATTGGTAATTGAGGAAACACCAGGTATTCTGGTTGCAAATTGCGACAAACTTCGAGAAGCTGTTGATGCCATTAAACAATTCCTATAAATACTTGATGGCTTATAGTGGTAAATTCAGTCCTAAAAATACTAATAAATATTTAGGCGACTTCACAAATATCTGGTATAGATCTCTTTGGGAGCGCAGAGTTATGCTGCACCTAGATGAAAATCCAAATGTGATTGGTTGGTCTAATGAGGAAATTATAATACCCTATTTATCGCCAGTTGACAATAAATGGCATAGATATTTTCCAGATTTTTTCGCTAAGATTAAAAACAAAGATGGCAAAATTCAATCAATTGTTTTGGAAGTTAAGCCTTCTATGCAAGCTCAGCCACCCCAAAAAAGAAGCAGAATGACTAAGCAATACATTCGAGAAGTCGTCACTTGGGGTATAAACGAGGCGAAATGGCAAGCAGCTCAAGAATATTGCAATGATAGAAACTGGATGTTTAAAGTTATTACAGAAAAGGACTTGGGAATCTAATGCCATCATTAATCGATAAGTTAAACAAAGAGATGATGGCGGCTAATATTCAGCCAAGAACAGACACAGCTAGAAGTTGGTTGGCAGGTAAGATAAATCGTTTAAAAATGCCAACTGATCGATCGAATGTTCTGAATGATGCATCAAGAATCACTCCAAGGACATTCATTGGTAGAATGTATTTTTATGCATACGACCCAAAGGGAAAAGAAACGCTACCTGTTTATGACAAATTTCCCCTAGTCATTCCTATGGAGTTATACCAGGATGGGTTTCTTGGATTGAATTTGCATTATCTTGATCCTTATAGCCGATTAGCTCTACTAGATAAATTGATGGATTTCGTTAACAACGATAAATATGATGACACGACTAAATTTAATTTATCATATGACTTATTGTCGAGGTCTCGTCGATATAGAATTATAGAATCATGCATTAAACGATACTTGACTTCTCATATTAGATCTTCAATTTTATACATTGAACC